CTCTGTTCTGAATCTTTGGTACAAAGTAGAACAACTTACCGATTGGTAAGTTCATTGCCTGTACTGAAACGATGTCGTTAGCCAATAACTTAGAGAAAACTCTTCTTACGATTGGGAAAACAACTGTTTCGAAAGAACCTGAACTGTCAGATGCCGCCGCTTCGTTTATCAAATATGATGCTTGGTTCTCATATAACTGAGCCATATTTTCTTTTAAGTGTCCTTTAAGACCGTCGAGGAACCCTAACTTGTCCCATTTGTTAATTGTGTCTTCTTTGATAACTTTAAGGTGCTTAAGACCGATGTTACCAACTAGACCTGATTCTAATAATGCTCCCATTTTAATATATTTTTAAGGAAATTTATTTTATTTTATTTTACTCATTAAATCCCTCATTCTTAAGAATTGAGGATTTTCATAAGTTTTACTCTCTATTAAATTATTCGCAGAACCATTAGAAGGAGTTTTTTGAACTTTAGATTGTACTGTTTCCGTAACTACTGTAGTTTCTTTTCCTCCTAAATCTTCTTTGATTGTTTTGTAAAGAGATTTGGATTCTTTAAGAGTTTCGACACCATCGAAACGTCTTAGTATGTTTATTTTTTCTTTTTTCGTAGTAGAATGTTCAGTAAATAAACGAGTAGCGTATGCTAAATTAGAATTAAAAATAGCAACTTCATTAAGTTTTTCTTTGAATACGTTAAGTGCCTTACGGTACTCTTCGTTTTTTTCTCTTAATTGAGTTAACTCACTTTTTAATTTTTTATTTTCTCTCACTCCCGCTCTTTTTAAGGTTTCTGGAAAACCTTCAGGTTTTAAATTAGTTGCTCTACCATTTACATGTGAACGAGCTGAACCTTCTTTAGTTTCACCCTTTTCTTCTTCTGAATCTTCTTCTTCTGAATCTTCTTCTTCTGAATCTTCTTCTTCTGAATCTTCCTCACCAATCTCAATTTCATAAACAACATCTTCTTCTGTGTACTCACCTTCTTCCATGTGGTCTTCTTCTGTATACTCACCTTCTTCCATGTGGTCTTCTTCTGTGTACTCACCTTCTTCCATGTGGTCTTCTTCACCTAAGTGGTTACCTATAGTTTCGTCAGTTTCTTCAGACTCACCCAACTGAATAACATATTCAGTATCGGCTTCATCGTCAGCTAAGTGTATGTCATCACCGTCTTGTTTGACAATAATTCCATCTTCTTGACCCATCGCCTTAAAAACTTTTAAGACCTCATCGTCAGATGCGGATGTTAAATCGAGAGGTAAAAGAACTTCTTCTTCATCATCTACTTCTAAGTCATCACCAGGTAAATCAACAGATAACATTTCGTCGTTACCCATTTCATTATCTAAATCTAACCCATCATTATCAGTTTCTATTTCATCCTCAAGGTCTTCAAGACCTAAGTCCTCCATATCAACATCTTCGTCATCAACCTCAACGTCTAAATCAAGTTCTTCTTGTTCTGACATTTCAGTATCTGACACTTCAATCTCATCGTCCTCATTTGTTTCGGACATAGATTCTTTTACTAATTCACTGATTTCTTCCTTCATAGTAGAAGCAAGTATTCCTTTTGCATTTTCACTAATGGCTTCTTGCAAATTCTCCATTTGCAGTAAAGCTTCTTCGACTAAATTTTTTTTGTTTGCCATAATTTTTTTGCAAAAAAGTTTATTATATTCTTTAATAAATATACTAAATAGTAAAAAAGTGTTTTTTACCTAACTTTTAGCAAAAAAAAATCGGGTATTAACCCGATTTATATTTTTTTTAAGACCTTATTTATTCGTAAACCTCATCAATTTTACTTTCAACACACGCTGTGATTCTCCAGTCGTAAACAAAGTCTTTAAATTTTTCAGTTACTTTTGATTCTACATCAGTGACATTATAACCTTTTACTAACTTTTCTTCTCTAATTTTTTTAATCTTACCTGAGTTTTCATCAATTAAGTCATACTGAACTTTTGCTACAAAATATTTTTCGTCCATTTTATTTTTTTGTTTAAATTAATATCCTAAATAATCGGTTAATTTTTTCATTAAGTCAACACTTTTACCTAAACCACCATCAATTCTTGGTTCTTGAGCTCTAAGATTAGTTTCCTCTTCAATATTTTCTTCATAGTTATTTCTGTCGTCTTTATTTAAGAATAAATAAGCCCCAGGTGTGGAAGGCGATGAAACCAAGTCAAAACAGATTAATTCAAAATCATCTTGTACTTCATTTCTTTCTCCTTTTTTAACAAGGGAACCTACACCACGAGAAGAAACACCCATAGTAACCCCTTGTCTCATTAAGTTAGCGGCTTGGTCACCAGGACATGATACAACACCTCTTTCATGAAAACCTGGTGAGGTTAATAATTTTATTTTACCCATAAGTGTATTACCTTCCCACCATACATCCGTTATTAAATGAGATACTCTATCTAAATCTATTAAAGATGACTCAGGGTGGTTAAGTTCGGATATTGATAATCCTTTTTCGATTGCTTTTTTATAAACGTCAGCTTCTCTACGTAAAATTTTTTCAGGATATACTCTTCCGTTTCTATTGGGTGTGTCGTACTTTTGTAAAGTAGCATAAAACTCAAAGGGTTTACTATGGTCTAGCTGTCCATACGATTCTTTTATAATTTGAGCGTTACGACTGTCGTTCGGGTTAATTGTTCCAGCATCCCATTCTACTAAAATACCTTTTCCGATATCGGTTGGTCCTAAAATTTTCATAATCTTTTACTATAAATATGTCAGACCAACTCTTTTGTCTTTTTTGTTTTGTGTATAATAAAATATTTCGTATTCATTATATTTTCTATATAAATTGAAGATATGATTTCTTTTATTTCTTTTTTTAAATCCTTTGATTTAAAATCAAATGTACTTTTCAAGTATAACGTTATTTCTAAATTCATAAAACTTCGTTTACCTGTTTGTATACCCGAACTTCTTAAATCTAAGTCTACGATATAATATGATTCAAAAGTATTTTTATTACATATTTCGTTAAGTGTGAATTTTATGTTACGCTTTATTGAACTTGTTACTCTGTCCCAATTTTCTAAATCTCGTGTTGGTTCAACCCACGTTTGTAGTACAATGTAAATACTTTTTAATTTTATTGCGTCAACTGTGCCATAATAACATTTTGCGTTATTAAAAATTTTTAATTGGCTCGTTTTTCCTTTTTTCATAAAATCTCATTTTTTATATTTTTATTGGTTTTGATAAAAAAATAAGATACATATGTACAATAGTCAAAAATTTCATATTTATATATGAATGTTAATAATTAATGTAAAAGGTAAAAATGGTATTGAAAGGGCTTTAAAAGAATATAAAAATAAAGTCTATAGAACTAAATTGCACCAAGAAGTTAGGGATAGAAAAGAACACGTCAAGGACTCTGTAAACAGAAGAGAAAAAAAGAAAAAGGCGATTTATATAAATAAGAAGAAAAACGATTTATAATCATTATTCAGAACCTCGGTCCCTTGAGAACTTTTCAAGGGTGGTAAATCCTAATCCCGCACCTACAATATACATCATACCATCCCATACATATTTTTGTAGTGGTATATCCATAAATACATTTGCAATAAATGCGACACACATCATAAAAAACGCACAAATAGTAATAAACCTTTTTGATGATTTTTGTCCATCTACATCACCCAGCAAAGACGTAAAAAACTTTCTCATAACCCTTTTTCTAATTGCTTTAACTTGTAAAGGGAGTGTTTTGTAAGGGTGTTATTGTTTATTTCTTCGATTGTAGATTCGATTTTTTTGTTTAATTCTTCATCTACGGATTCATTTAAAGTTACCTTTAACTTATCTATAACTATAGATTTTGTATTTTCAATTTCGTTAATTAACTGTTCTTTATTTAAAGAAGAATAATATTTAATCTCATTAATTTCTGACTCACTTAAATTATTATATTCTTTCTCTAATGTTTTATTGGCGATTTTCAACATAGATGAAATAGGTATATTTAAAGAAGTTTTTTCTAAAATAGTATTGTTGGATAACAACGATTCTTTTATTTTATTTTTAGATAATAAAACGGATTCAAGATTTTTAACATTGGTTTTATTGTATAAAACGTTATCAATATCAACATATGTGTTATCCACATCTTCATTAATTTTACTATCAATCCATTTAGATAATTCGATAATATCTTCTTTACTTGACTCAAGATGATTACTGATAATTTCAAAAGTATTATTTATATAATCTTCTACTATTGACTCTTTTACGTCATTTTTATTAGATAATTCGTCATATAAATAATATATTTCACTGATATTTTTTTTGTTTAAAATATGTAGTTTAAACTCCTTTAAATTTTTTTTAAATGAATCAGTACCATAGCTAGACTCAAACAAAAACTCTATTTTAGATTTAATTTTTCCAAATGGTGTCATGATATTCTTTTTAGATAAATATTACGTTATAAACAAATTACTCTTTAA